CTCACTATATGTCCCGTTATGATGACGGAGCGTATGGCAGAGAGATCCTAGAAGGCGACATTCACACAGCGAACCAAGAAGCTGCTGGCTTGCCTACTAGGAACATGGCGAAGACATTTATCTACGCCTTCCTTTACGGAGGCGGTAACGAGAAGATAGGTTCTATCATCGGGAAGGACGGGACAGAAGGTGGTCGTATTAAACAACGCTTTTTGAACAAGACACCGGCACTTAAGTATCTATCGGAAGCTGTTAAGATGAAAGCAACTAAAGGTAGTATCTTAGGTTTGGACGGACGTATCATTCCTATTCGACACGCCCACGCTGCATTGAATACATTACTACAGTCGGCAGGTGCTCTCATCTGTAAGCACTGGTACATAACAATCGAACGTAAGTTTAGAGAACAAGGCTGGTCACATGATGACGTAGCTATAGTAGCGTTCGTTCACGATGAAGTACAAATATTAGTCCGTAACGGGCTAGAGGAGCAAGTAGGTGCAATTACTCAAGAATCTATTAAAGAAACGGAACGTCATTACAACTTCAGATGCCCCCTTGACAGTGAGTTCCAAAGCGGAGCGAGTTGGGCTGAAACTCATTGATCCAAACTTGAAGGGTGACTTAGCCGAGCATTATGCAATTACATGGTTATGGGACGAAGGTTTCCAAGTTTTTAAGAACGCTGGATGCACTGGCACAGTAGACTTAGTGGCTATGAAGGACGGAGAGATATTCTTATTTGATGTTAAAATGGGACATCCATCTAAACGATCTGACGCGCAGAAGAAACTCGGTGTCCAGTTTATACTTTTTGACCCGAAGACTCGCGGATTACGTTTAATGAATCATAGGAAATTAATATGACAACTTTATTGGTAGACGGTGATATTATCGCCTACAAAGCAGCAACTATAGCAGAGCGTCCTGTTAACTGGGGTGACGGTTTATGGACATTGCATGCTTATGAACAGGACGTAGCAAACTCCTGCGATCAACAGATCCTAAAGCTACTGGAAGAGTCTGGATGCTCTGAGATCATTACTTGTGTATCAGGTAAGGCTAACTACAGGATGGATGTGGCTCCTTACTATAAGATGAATAGAGCTGAAACACGCAAACCTATGCTACTTGGCTATGCTCGTGGCTATCTCATGGAAAAATGGGAAGGTCAGATGACCAACGGCATCGAGGCTGATGATCTCTTAGGGATCTTAGGAAGCTCTGATCAGGACAAGTACATCATCTGGTCAGCAGATAAGGACTTAAAAACCATCCCAGCTCGTCATCTTATTGACGGTGAAATCGTTACTATTGATGAAGAGGAAGCTGACTACTGGTTCTTCCTGCAAACATTGATGGGTGACACTACAGACGGTTATAAAGGATGCCCTACAGTGGGGCAAAAGAAGGCTGATGCTATACTTCAAGAAGACTGCACGTGGGAAGCGGTGGTCGCAACTTACGCTAAGAAGGGTTTAGGTGAGGAAGTAGCACTAGAGAACGCACGGCTAGCTCGTATTCTACGGGATGGTGAGTATAATTTTGAAACAGGAGAGGTAAAACTATGGCTTCAATAAATGACGCAAGCCCTTTAGCTTGGGATAATGCTTATAAATTAACCAAAGATGACACTAAAACCTTCGAGTTTGATGAGTCGGAGCCTCTTTTTACTGCTCAGGAGAGAGAAGCATTGTTTGATATATCAACACCTAAGACCCCTACAGCAGACCAAAGGAAGGATACACCGGTATTCTCTGGGGTTCTTAACTACTTCCCTGATGCTCTACGTGCAGTTTCACAGTGTTCTAAGGCTGGTAATGACCAGCATAACCCCGGTAAACCTCTTCATTGGGATAGATCGAAGTCTGGTGACGAGTTAGACGCTTTAACTAGACATCTCCTAGAGGCTGGAACGGTAGATACAGACGGTATTAGACACTCTACAAAGGTTGCTTGGCGAGCGCTTGCTAACCTCCAGAAGGAGTTAGAAAAGGCTGGTGAAAAGTGGTGATTTAGGGGTGAAAAACCCCTTTACTTTCAATGGCTTAAGAGGGGCTAAATGTCCCCTATTGTGGATTAAAAAAACATGAATATACTCAACCAAAGATACCATATAGACAAGGCTACTTTAGACCATATAAAGAGTCTATACCCAAACCAATTACCTCTTGATCGTGGAACAACACCCGAAGATATAGCTTATCTACAGGGTCAACAAAGTGTGATCGCTAAGCTAGAGGTGTTATTTAACGAAAACCTAGAGGACTAAATTATGTGTATGAAAACACCAAAGGCTCCACCAGTTCCTAAAGCTGCACCCGCTCCAGAGATGGCTCCAGAAGAGATCCAGAACGCTGAAGGTAGTGTTGCTAATGAACAAGCCAAAAAGAAAAAAGGTAAAAAGATGTTTAAAAAGAACGCTGCTGGTTTGCAGATTGGTTCTGTAGCTAACAAAGCCCCTTCAACTCCAAACGTAGGTTAATATAATGGATATGACAACTGGCGATCAAACTGCTACGAAGCAGTATGAAGACATGGCAGCTAATAGAGATGTCTATCTTCAGAGAGCTAGGGATGCTGCGTCATTAACCATACCGATGCTAATGCCTCCTCAAGGCCACTCATCATCGACTGTCTATGACCAACCATTCAGTTCGGTGGCGGCTAGAGGTGTTAACAATTTAGCATCTAAACTGTTAATGACTTTGTTACCCCCTAATGCTCCATTCTTTCGATTAACCATTGACGACTTTGACCTCCAAGAACTAGCAGGCGAAGATGCACGTGGACAGGCTGAGGAAGCCTTGGCTCGTATAGAGCGTTCTGCTGCACAGTTAATCGAAGCAAAAGCTGTACGTGTTCCAGCGCACGAAGCGATCAAACAATTAATCGTAGCTGGTAATGTCCTGACATACTTACCTAAAGATGGTGGGATGAAAATCTACCGGCTAGATCGGTATGTTTGTAAGCGTGACACCATGGGCAACCTGTTGAAAGTTATCGTTAAAGAAGAAGTAGCCTTTGAAGCACTCCCCGATACTGTTAGACAGACACTCATGGATTTACCAGACTACAATAAGATTACACCTGAGACTGAGGTTGACCTGTACACTTGCATTCGTAGAGAAGGTAAGAAGTACATCGTCCATCAAGAAGTTAAAGGAGTTGAAATACCAAAATCTCGTGGCTCGTATCCCATCGCTCGTTGTCCTTGGATGGCTCTCCGATTTATCTCGGTAGACGGTGAAGACTATGGCCGAGGTTTTGTTGAAGAATACATCGGTGATATTAAATCACTAGAAGCATTAACCAAAGCTATTGTGGAAGGTTCCGCTGCGGCGGCTAAAGTGTTGTTTATGGTTCGTCCTAACGGGACTACCAAGTCCAGCACCCTAGCTAATGCACCTAATGGTGGTATCGTCACTGGCGATGCAAACGATGTATCTACTTTACAACTAGAGAAGTTCAACGACTTCAGGGTAGCTCAGGAAACGATTGGCCAAATCACTGAGCGACTATCCGCTGCGTTTCTACTCAACAGCTCTATTCAACGTAACGCCGACCGTGTTACCGCAGAAGAGATCCGCTACATGGCGCAAGAGCTAGAGACAGCACTGGGTGGTATCTACAGTACTCTTTCACAAGAGTTCCAGCTACCGCTTGTCAACATCCTACTCCACCTGATGCAGAAGGAAGGCAAGATGCCTAAGTTCCCAGATGATGCTATCAAGCCCCAGATTGTTACCGGCTTAGAAGCACTGGGACGTGGGCAGGACTTATCAAAGTTGTCTTCGCTGTTAGAATACCTGCAACCGCTTGGCCCTGAAACTATCCAAAAGTTCCTTAATGTCGGTGACTACATTGACCGCTTAGGTGCGTCTCTGGGTATTGATACGCAAGGCTTAATTAAGTCTGAGGATCAACTAGCTCAGGAACAACAAACAGCTCAGGAACAGGAAGAAGCTATGATGGAACAACAACAAATGGCTGACATGGCGAAAGGTGCTGTACCTGCTATCGCTAAGGGCGCTATGGACTACTCTGGACAACAACCTGAATAACTAAGGTGAGACTATATGACTGACACAATTAATACCGGATCTGTTGAAGCTACCCAAGAAGAGGCAGCGGCAGGTACAACTGAACATGATAAAGCGATGCTTGAGAAAGTTGACAACATGGAGAACGGACTAAGCGAGCGACCTGATTGGTTGCCGGAGAAGTTCGCCTCAGTTGAGCAAATGGCTGAAGCATATAAAAGCTTAGAGTCTAAAATGGGTTCACAGGAACCTAAACAAGAAACGAATACTACTGATGAAACAGACGCAACCGAAACGGAAAGCACTGAGTCAGTAGAAACAACTCCGAATGAAGTGAACGAACTGTTAGAGTCCAAAGGCTTAGAGTTCGATAAGTTTCAAGCAGAGTATGACACCGATGGTGGTATCAGTGAAGAATCTCTAGCAGAACTAGAGGCCGCTGGTTTATCACGCTCGTTAGTCAATAGTTGGATCAAGGGTCAAGAAGCTCTTGTCGCTGACTATGAATCCGCTGTCTACGATGTAGCTGGCGGGCAAGAGAGCTACAGTGAACTAATCAACTGGGCCGGTGATAACCTTAGCGAAAGCGAGGCCGCCGCCTTTGATCGTGCTGTAGGCTCAAGAGATTTAGATATGGTGAAACTTGCCGTGGCTGGTTTACAGACCCGTTACCAAACCGCTGAAGGAAGCGCACCTAACCTCCTCCAAGGTGAAGCTAGTCAAACATCAGCGGGTGGCGCGTTCAGTAGTGTGGCAGAAATGTCCGCTGCTATGCGTGACCCTCGGTACACAACTGATGCGGGCTACCGGCAGCAAGTGGCTGAAAAGCTATCTCGCTCAAATATCTTATAGTCTCTTTTCCCGCCCTCTTCGGAGGGTTGGGTTTTTTGCTATCAACAAGAGAACATGAACTAACTACCTTTGACCCTGCTGCGGCGGGACAATCTTATGGGAAAGGTGAAGTGTTTGAATGATGAAGCAATCAATCAACACTAAACTTAACTTAAATTTAAAAGGTAAAATATAATGGCATTTCCTACTGATCAAAATGTATCACGTTTAGGTGCACAGAACCAAAGCGGAGACGCTCGCGCGTTATTCCTTAAACTATTCGCTGGTGAAGTTCTGACTGCATTTGAAGAAAAGAACATCGCGATGGGCTTACACCGTGTACGTACCATCTCTAACGGCAAGAGCGCCTCATTCCCAATGACAGGTGTTGCTAGCGCTGAGTACCACACTCCGGGCCAGCTGATCGAAGCTGACAAGATCAACCACTCTGAGCGTATCGTTACTGTTGACGATCTGTTGATCTCTAAGTCTTTCATCGCCAACATTGACGAAGCTATGAACCACTATGACGTTCGTAGCATCTACTCTAAAGAAATGGGTTACGCACTAGCTAACGCTGCTGACCGTAACATCTTGAAAGTAATTGCTGACGCTGCTAACATCACTTCAGCTACTGATTTACCAGCTGCACAGCGTTTAACTGATGAAGTCTTCACCAGCAACGTTGCGGTAGGTGTTGACGGTTCTACCTCTACTGGTAGTGACATCGCTAACTCTATCTACGCTGCTCTTGAAGAGTTTGACAGCAAGGACGTTACTGGCGAGAAAGTCTGTGTACTTCCTCCTGCTAACTACTACAAGCTGTTCGGTAGCCAAGACGTTAACCAACTAGCTTACATGAACCGTGATGTTGGTGGTTCTGGTAGCATGTCTACTGGTCAAGTCCCAATGATCGGTGGTGTTAAGATTCTTATGTCTAACCACGTACCGACTACTGATGAGTCAGCTACTTCTGTAACACCTACTTCCACTGTGAACGGTGACTACCGAGGTAACTACTCTGACGTTGAAGGTTTGATGTTCACTCAAGACGCTGCCGCTACTGTTAAGTTGTTGGATCTAGGCGTTGAGTCTGAATACCAGATCGACCGTCAAGGTACTCTGATGGTATCTAAGTACGCAATGGGTCACAATATCCTGCGTCCTGCATGTGCGATCAAACTAACTGCTACTACTAGCTAAGCCATAGCCCCTGCTTTCTCCTTAAACGTGGAGGAGGTGGGGGCTTTTTTTCGTTCCGGAGCATTAATAATGAATTTAACAACCAAACTTGAAGCAGTCAATGTAATGCTCTCTGTCATTGGAGAGGCTGCTGTTAACTCTCTGTCCTCGGGTCTTCAAGACGCTGAGACGGCAGAAATGATTTTAGAAAACATCTCCCGAAGTGTACAATCTTCTGGGTGGTCTTTTAACGAAGAGTTGGGGTATCCTTTATCCCCTGATTCTAACGGACACTTAAACCTGCCAGCGAATTGCATAAGAGCAGACTTGTCCTTAAGCGAGAGTAAGTATCGAAACTCTAGCTACGACTACGTACAACGTGGTCTTAAACTATACGATAAAATTAATCATACCTACACCATTGATGAGCCTATAAAGGTTGATATGTGTGTCCTCTTAGACTTTGAAGAATTACCTGAAGCTGCTAGACGTTTTATTACCATACGAGCTTCGCGTGTCTTCCAAGAGCGCGTTGTAGGTAGTGATCTCTTATCTAGTTTAACAGCAGATGATGAGAACACAGCATGGTTAGACCTGCTGCATTCTGAGTCTGATGTAAACGATTACAATATATTTGATGACGGTGGTGTTTATGCCCCTATGAATCGTTCTATAACTTCAAAGGTGTTCTAATGAGTTTAATCAGCAATAACATCCCAAACCTAATTAATGGGGTGTCACAACAACCCCCTTCTCTTCGCTTGGCTTCTCAGGCTGAAGAACAGATCAACGGTTTGTCGGACGTTGTTACTGGGCTTAAAAAGCGGCCCCCTACAGAACACATCGCCACTCTTCCTAGTGATTTAGGTGATGCAAAGATCCATACATATAAACGCGATGAGAATGAGCAGTACACTGTTGTCGTTAAGAGTACAGGTGTTCAGGTATTCGACCAAGCAGGTACAGAACTTGATGTAGAACTAGCCTCCGGTGTTGACTATAATTACCTAGCTAGTGCCTCATCCTCTGATTTAAAAGTGACATCTGTTGCGGACTTTAACTTTATCCTCAACACAAAGGAAATAGTGGCACTTGACGATGAGATATACCCACCGGCTCGCCCTAGCGAGGCCTTGGTTTATCTGAAGCAAGCTAACTATAAGAAGTCTTATGAAGTAACTATCACACCTAAAGCAAGTTCAAGTACGGAGTACACCCCGTTCAGTTCTATAACATCTACGGGCGGTAGTACAGATGAAGCAAACCTCCAGACCAGTACAGTTATTGGATCCTTACGTGATTCCATCTTCGCGACAGCTGATAGACAAACCTTTAGCTCTCGTACTTCTAAGGGCGCTGGCTTTACTTCATCTTCTATAAGAGATTATACAATAAGCACGGGATTAGCAGCCGCCCCTTTATCTGACATCCAAGTTCGATCAGGGTCTAGGTTATTAAGTAGTTCAGAGTGGAGTCTTACAGGGAATGCCTTAAGAATTACCGCAGGAGATCATGTAGAAATAACTGAGAGTAAATGGGCAGGTAGTTATTACCTTTCCAAATCTGTCGAAGTATTCTTATCCGCGTCTTCCCCTGTCCCAGCAGATAATTTCTTAACCGTGCCTGCAACATACAGAAATGAACCTATGTTCGTTGTGTCCTCCTTGGTACACGACTTTGACATACAAGCCTCTGACGATACAGGTGGTACAACACTTAAGGTCTTCAAGGAAACGGCAAAGAACTTTACTGACTTACCTAATCAATGTGTGGACGGATTTCACTTAGCTGTTATTGGTGATAACAATAAAGGTGAAGACAACTTCTACGTTGAGTTTGACGGTGACACAGGACAAGGTGTCTGGAAAGAAACAGTTGCAGCTGGTATTCAGAACAAGCTCGACGCAGCTACTATGCCTCATATCCTAGAGAAGTTTGTATCGGATGGTACAGACGGACGGACGGCTGGTGAAGTTTACTGGGTATTCGATAAAGCTCCTTGGGCTGATCGGGTGGCCGGTGATGATGATACGAACCCCTTCCCTTCTTTTGTGGGTAACACTATCAATGACATCTTCTTCCACCGTAACCGCTTAGGTGTTCTCTCAGATGAGAACGTGATCTTTTCGGAAGCTAGTAGTTTCTATAACTTCTTTAGAACAACAGTAAGAGATTTATTAGACTCATCTCCCATTGATGTCGCTGTTAGTAATGACAGTGTATCTATCCTGAAGTCTGCTGTACCTTTCGCTGAACAGCTACTCTTGTTCGCTGACTTGGCACAGTTTAACCTGACAGCAGGGACACTTTTGACTCCTAAGGAAGTCTCGGTGAACCGCGCGACTACGTATGAAGCGGATCTAAAGGTTCGTCCAGTATCCTCAGGTAACTCTGTATTCTTTGCTCAAGACAAAGGTTCAGCTTTAGGCATCCGTGAATACTATGTATCCGGTGAGACAGAGCTTAACGCTGCTGACGATCTTACAGCTAACGTACCTACTTACATTGAAGGTAATATCACGGGTATGGCCTCATCGAGTAACTCGGATACGTTGTTAGTGACAACCGATAAGGATCCAAAATGTATCTACGTTTATCGTTGGTACGTTTCCGGTAATGAGAAGGTTCAATCTTCATGGTCTAAGTGGACGATGGAAGGTGACATTATAGATATTTCTTTTAACGGAGCTGAAGTATTCTTATTAATAGACTACGGTACAGAAATAACAATGGAGAAGATTAACCTGTCAGAGGACACAGCTGTTTCTGTTACTGCTTCTAAGCACCCTGTCTTATTAGATAGGCGCGTTAAGTTAGAGTCTGCTTCTGATACTGTCCCTTACACAGATGATAACCTTGTCTATATGAACGCTGATGGTAAGTATGTAAGCAGCCCTACCACGTACCCTACGTATGCTGGAGTGCCTTATGACTTCTCCTATACGTTCTCTGAGCAGGTCTTTAAACCAGACCCTAGTAAACCAGTGACGATCGCTCGTTATCAGTTAAGGAACTTTAACATTGTCTACTCTGATACATCTACGTTTGACGTGACCGTATCATCGACTGGACGTGACCCTAAGACTTCAACCTTCACAGGTAACCTCTTGGGTAGTGGTTCCTTCGTACTAGGTACAGCTAACGTAGTGCCTAACGGTACGTACAAAGTCGGTATACAATCACAAGCGTCACAGACTGAAGTGACGTTATCAAGCTCTAGCGCCTTACCTTGTAACTTTACAAGTGCTGAAGTGGAGGGCTTTGTAACAATTAGATCACAGAGGATATAATGGCGACTTACAGAAAGAGTACGAAAGAAGATTGCTTTATCATCGCTCCCCTTATGCGGGAGCAAGATAAGGTAGAGATAATGTATAGTCACGGAGTGGAGCCTTTAGAGGCTCTGCTTACGTGTCTTACTTCATATGAATGCAACACCATAGAACACCAAGGACAACCCATAGGAATGTTCGGTGTCCATCCCATAGATGACCTAACAGCGTCTCCGTGGATGCTTGGTACAGATAAGATCCCTGAGATAGCTAGAGACGTTATGAAAGTCTCCTCTCGGTGGGTGAAAGAGAAGAACAAAGAATACCCGATACTCGTTAACTACGTCCATAAGGACAACGAGGTATCTAAGGTGTGGCTGAGACGACTTGGCTTTACCTTTATCCAACTCATAGATGACTATGGTGTTGGCGAACAACCATTTTATGAATTTACGAGGATAAGATAATGTGCCATCCAGCAGTAATTATAGGGGCGCAAGTGCTTAGTGCTGTGCAGTCTCATAACGCTAAAGCTGATGCGTACGGGGCGAATGCAAACGCAGCTATTGACGCTAAAGTTTTAGAAGACCAAGCAGTCAATGAAGACTTGGCTTTGAAGCAACAAGCAGCTGCCGAAGAAAAGATTAATAGGAGCCTTGAGGGTCGTGGGAAGAAAGCGACTGCTCTGGTATCCGCAGGAGAGTCAGGTGTCTCAGGTAACTCTGTAGACGCTCTCTTAAATGAATTAGAAGCCGGAGTGCTTCGTGGTAACACAATGACTAGCCGTAACTTTGCGATCGAACAACAAGGTGCAAACAGGCAGTTAGAATCAAACAAACGTACAGCACAAAGCCGTATCAACTCTGTCGCCAAGCCTAGTAAGGCTGCTACAGGGTTACAGATAGCCGGTACTGTTGCTGCTAACACATCATACACTAATGCCGGTGGTTTTAGCTTTAAACAATAGGAGTAAACATGGCTACGTATTACATTGATAATACCATCCCAGATGCCTTGGGCACTTATAGCCCTAGCCAGCGGGACACTTCTGGTACAGATACAAGTTATAATTTATTTGCTGATGCCTTTGCTTTACGTAGTGCAGGAGACACCTTCATCCTACGTGGTGGTAATCATATTTTAGATACGTCTGATGGTAAGGTAGAAGTAACAGGTGTTACTATAAGCGTTTATCAAGACGAATACGCTTTAATTTACCCAAACACAGACGGTAATATGTTTTGGTTTGCTACTGACAGCGGCGCGTTTGATGTAGGCGAAGGGGTTATAGAGATTACGGATACTAATCCGTCCACAGGTAACTCTATCTTTACGTCCTCGTCCAGACGACTGTTGTGGGCTAATAGCTCTAACTTTACTGTGTCAGGTACTACAGGCTACCTTCTATTAAACACGGAGGGTGGTATTTCGTTTAGACACGGTAATACCGCTAACACTGTATCTAATATCCGGTTCGGTGCGAGTAATAGGACTCTGTTTTGTGGAAGTGGGGCTTTAACTCTAAACGATTGTAGTGCCACAGGTACTATAGAAATATATTCATCTAATGCCCCTATTACTTTTAATAGACTCCGTCACTTACAAACACCTGACGACTCTTACATATATAACAGAACGTCTCAGACGATCTCGGTAGATGACTCAACCTTTGTAGGTCTTGCAGTACGTAAGACAACACCAGAGACTCGCTTTAAAAACTCTAGTACAGGAACTATCAGTGTAACTAACAGTTATTCTTCTACACAATTACTGTCGCTAGACTCGGAGCCTACCTACGTAGCTGGTGTAGCTAACGGCGGTGTTGTACTAGATGCCACTACTATAGCTCGCACAGATACCGTAGACCCTGTCTTTGCCTCGGAAGGTAAAGAGGGAACCATTTCTGTTATTGCTTATGACTCAACCGTAGGTAGTTTAGAATCTCCTGACGACTTTGGTCAACAGTATATCACCAAGGCGGCAGAGCATGGGCTAAAAATGTCTTGGGCTGCTGATGACGTAGGTAACTTACAAGCTCCCGGACTTATTCCACGTTTCCTTAATACAATGAATGATTGGGTAGCGGCGGGGCATGAGATATTAGGTGAAGGTGTAGCTGGTGATAACTTTGATGTTGTTGAGTTAGACGAAGAGCCTTTCCAAATTTCTACAACAGATACCAACGCAACGCTTACGGTAGCTAATAACGGTACGTCTTGGACAATAGCTAGTGACCAATTATCCGCTGTAACGTTTGATACTACACTTGGAACTACCAACCAGTACCTTGCTAAAGTAACGTACGGTGTCCTAACTATTCTCAACAGTTCCACTTATTCTACATGGTCTGTAGGCAGTTACGCATCTCCTTATGATGACATGCCTGCTAGTGTGGTTGAGGACGGTGTATATAACATCGCAAGTACTTTCTCAGGTGGTACACCTATTAAGTTTAATGCCTCTAGGTACTATGCCTATGAGTTTGATTATGCCCGTGATCTTATCACTAATAACACTAACGCTGATCCTACAGGTTACTTCTTTTACCAATCCGGTAATACTGAGTTAACTAATGCGTATTCAGCTTTAGCTGCTTTAAACTATACTTACGCTGTAAGTCAATACCCGACAGCCGATGGTTTAGTAGGTAGGCAACAGACACTCGCGGCTGCTCAGGCTAACCCTTTGAACATACAGAAAGGCTATTCACTTGACGACAGTGACCAAGCGTTCCGTAGTACGTCTTACACGGGTGCTGATGATGCGGCTGATGAAGCTCTGATTAGAACAGGCTTGCGTAAGCTAATTGCCTATACACAGGCTAACGAGTTATTTGTTACGATACAGCTTACCCATTACCCCGAAGGAAACCCGGCGGATGGTAACGGTGAGCGTTTACCTAACAAAGCTAAATGGCATGCAGATGCTCTAGGCTTCCTTATGGAAGAGGCTAAGGACGCTCCTAACTTCAACTGGCTTACAGTCAAAGAAGCTATCTTCGGAGCAGTCCAAGGTGTTGTAAGTGTTTTAACAGCACAGCAACAGGCTTACTTAGCAGCGTGGTCAGTAGGTACACCTTTAAGCGGTAGAGACTTCGGTACAACCCGCATAAGCGGAGCTGGTACTCTGATAGGTAACTACATTAACTGGGATCACGAGTTAGAGAACTACAACTACACACAAGAGTGGAAAAACTTCACTAAGCCTGCGGGCAGAGATTTTGGAACAAGACGTATAGATGAGAATGGTTTACTTCACGGTAACTACATCCACACTGATTATCCAGAAGAAGATTAACTTTAAAGGAAACAACAATGGCTAAAAAAAGAGTACAAGTCGAGGGCGTGAGCGCACCTGCACTTAAGAACTCTATAGGCGGTCTTGGGCAGACATTCGTGTCTCCTGAGACTAACCCTAGAGGCGCTCAGATTGCTAACGCACTCTCAAGTGTCATAGCTCCAGCTGTTCAACAGAAGGTTGACGAGTATCAAGAAGATGTTCGGTATGTCGATGGACTGAAAGCTAAGAATCAGTTTGCATTGCTTGAGGCTCCCTTACTAGAGACAGCAGCGAATGCTGATATGTCCATCAAGGAACAGGCTGACGGTACCTTCCGTAGACAGACGCAAGAAGAGGTGTTTGCTTCATGGGCGAACGCCGGTGAATACCAAGCGGCCTTAGATAGTCTAGGCTCTAGGACGGCTAAGAGAGCTTTAGAGCAGTCCGTGTCTCAGACACTTGCGCAAGGTTACGGTAAAGCCGCCGTTGTTTACGACCAAGAAGAGTTAAGGCAGACCTTGAGTCAGTCACTACAGGTTGGTCTTTCACAAGGTCAACTCCCTGCTGCTGATGTCTGGGCTAACTACGATGCCTCTCTGGTTAACACAAACCTGATGGATCGTCAGGAAGCTATGGAACAGCTTTTGTTGTCCGCTGAGAAGACCTTAAGAGACACTGGGTCAACCTCAGGGTTTGATTATATTGAATCAAGGGGTATGGGCAACGATAAGTGGAAGATGATGGCTGAAGACATTAAAGAAAGAGCTCTCAACGATGTAGCTATCAAGAACGAGCGTGACCGTAAGAATCTCTTGAGTGCGCGTACGGACAAGAAGGTTGATCTATTGTCTCAGTCCTCTCTTCGTCTACTAGAGAATCCTAATGCTGATCTCGATGACTTAGAGGCGGAGGCTCTGGAGAATGGGATTTATAATTTCCGTAACTTAACTGAAGGTCTTCGTGCGGATTACGGCAAGCAGACAGGTGAGTTTAAGATGGGTCTGAATGATCGTGTTGAGCTTTACAAGCAACTGTCCTCGCTCCCTACTAAAGAGGGGCAACTACAATTCTTAATTGATAATAGCTCAACCATTGATCGTGCTACGCAAGGTACATGGCTTGGTTTCATTAACAGTGGGAGCTTACCTGACTTTAGAGATGAAAAGGAATACATAGCTGTGAAGGGTACGTTAGACAAAGAGCTTGAGTTTGGAGGCGCTAAAGAAAATAGCTTCCAAGTCCAAGGCCATCTTGACGATCTCTTCTATCAGATAGTTCAGACAGAGAAGTGGAAGAACGCAGAACCTTTAGAGCGTATGTCGATTGCTCGGGACGTTGTAAAAGCTGCTAAGGAACTCGCTGGAGTCGGTGTTAAACAAGGTGTTAATCAACCACTTACCTTTAAACGTGAGGAAGCAGCGGCTAAGGAAGTTAAGACTGACGTTGATAAAGCTGAACAAGATAGAATGGATAAAGTTCTAGAAGATTTAGAGAAGCAATACAACGATACTAAATAAACAAAAGAGAAGCTAAAATGGAAAAGAATTTTGATTACTACTCCAACCTAGCTCAGAAAGCTCTGGAGTCTGGTAACAAGGAACACGCTAAAGTCTTTATGGACAAAGCACGTTCGCTTGCTACCGCTCCAGTAGCTGCTCCACAGGCTGAGGCCGTGGATTCTGAAGTTAACCAAGCTGCTATTGATGTCCCTGATTACAGAACAGCGTATGATGTGGAAGAACCAGTAGAAGCTGAGGGTAAAGGATTCTGGGGAGCCGCTGCGGAGGTTCCTACTAATATAAGTGCCGGTGTCGGTACAATGGTACGTGAAGTCGGTGAGACTGTTGACTGGGCTGCTGATTCATTGCAGAACTGGTTAGGTGAACCTATGTCCTTAGACATGGACAACGCCTCTCCTGAAGCATTGCGTATCTGGGAAGACTCAGAAGGTGTTAAACTCTTTGACGCTTTCGGTACAGAAATGAAATGGCTTACTGGCGAAGACATGCAAGAGCTTAAGGCTGCTAACCTCTATAATATGTTAGACCTAGGTGACGTTGCTGAAGATGTCCTTTATACAGATAAGGACGCTCAAGAAGCTGGTATGCAAGAAACACTAGCAGGCGGTCTTACGCACGGTGTTACTCAATTCCTATCAGGTTTTGTTGTGCTAGGCGGTGTACGTGTTGCACAAGGCGCTAGTTATGCCACACAAGCGGCAGTAGCAGCTGGTAAAGGTGCTGTTGTAGACTTCACTGCGTTCGATGCACACGAAGCACGTGCGTCTGACATGATGATTGAGCTGGGTATGGAAGCTGAATGGCTTCGTTACTTAGCAGCTGACGAAGATGATACTATCTTTGAAGGTAAGATGAAGAACGCTATAGAAGGCTTAGGTCTTGGTGTGGCAGCTGAGGGGGCTTTCCTCTTCGCTAAAGCAACTGCTAAGTACACTAAGTCTAAGTTCGCTAGAGACACCGAAGGAAACATTGCAAAAGCTGAAGAACTAGAGAAGGAAGCTATCGCTCTAGCTGAAGAAGCCCAAGCGAAAACATTTAAAGACCCTAAAGAAGCTGAGCTGGAAGACCTCGACGGTACTCCTATCGCTAAGGTTGATGATGAAGATGCGGCTATCTTTAAGGGTGAAGAAGTAGATACTAAACAAAAAGTCGAACTAGATGAGAGTCAAGCTCCTATCGGCGCGAAGCTCCCTGATCCTGAAGATCCCTTAAGAGGTGCTGCGGATAACCAAAAGCTCCGTAACGAGGAAGGCGACTTCCGCGACTTAGAAGGTGGACACACTAAACACATCTCTTGGAAAGAGTCTAACGTCAAGGCACAACGTCTTATCGCTAAGCTTGTAAAAGGCAACGGTGAAGATGGTGTTGGTATCATTCAACTAGCTAAACAATTCTTTGACACTAAGATTGACCCGAAGGATGCTGACGCATTCGCTGCGGCCTCTATTCAATTAGAGATGTCGATCTGGAAACAGTTTGAGGTCTTATCTAAGACACCTGCGGCTAAAGCTGCGGAGCCTACTACAGTCCGTAAACTAGAGACTCTTGTGGAAGCCTTAAGGTATGCCCAAGCGTCCCGTAGAGGTGGTGCGTCTAGTAATGCACGAGCCTTAGCTCTACAGAAGCAAGCCAAGGAAGCTATTCCTGACCTTGACTTTGACATGACTCCAGAAGGGATGATCAAAACCTTAAACAAGGAAGCTAATGCTGGGGTTATTCGTAAGGGAACCCGAAATGTCAACAAAGTTATAAACGCTGTAAACGAGTACTGGTTAAACTCCCTCCTCTCTGGTTGGACTACTCACGCTATCAACTTGTCGTCTAACGCCTTTGTAAGTGCTGTAGACATCGTAGAGGTTGCTGGTGGAGCTAGTCTGGCTGCTCTTAAGAACCCTAAAGAAGGTGCAAGACAGCTGCGACTAGCTCAACGACAGGCTGTGGGTATTATAAAGTATGCACGTATCTCCGCTAAGATGGCGGTAGAGACTCTTAAGTATGGTAGAAACATCCTTGATGAAGAAAGCATGATTAATGAGTCGGTTGATAATATCGTTGGTGAAGTAGCCATTGGTAAGGGTAACGTAGAGCTTAGTAAGATCTTCTCTGACCCTGACTTAGATATGGTTGATCGTCTTGGTAATATCATTCGTTTACCCTCTCGTGGTCTAATGGGTGGAGATGAACTCTTCAAACAATTAAACTTCAGAGCAAAGGCGTATGCGTATGCTGCGGAAGAGATGGACAAGGCTTTGGCTAATGGTAAAATTAAACCTGAAGAGTTTGACGCTGCTGTGGAAGTTCGCTTAGATGAAGCGTATGAAGCTGCTAGGTCTGCTAAGAAAGGTGATATTATAGCTGACCCTGTAGCCAATAAAGGTTTGAAGGCTGCAAGGGTGAATACATTTACTAACGACCTTGGTAAACAAGGTAAAGCTCTACAAAGTTTCGTTGGTGATGTTCCTCTGCTACGTCAGATTATACCTTTTATCCGTACTCCTATTAATATTCTTAAGTACCCTTTGAAAAGATCCCCTCTTGGGCTTGCTTCAAAGAACATGAGAGAGGCAATAGGCAGAGGCGGTGAGGAAGCTAGTCAAGCAATCTTCCAGATGACGATGGGTACAGCTCTATGGTCATATGTCTACTTAAAAACAGTACAAGACGAAGTAGAGATCCCTGCTGGTAAAGGTGACATGATAGAGGTACACAAGTACCAAGGTTCGTGGTCTGGTTATACCTATCAACAGAAGCAAGCGATGAGAGCATCAGGCGCATCCCCTAATAGCTTCTATGATGAAGACTCTGGCACGTGGAAGTCGTACTCACGGTTAGATCCGTTTGCGATGTTCTTAGGTGTATCTGCTGATGTACGTGAAGTTGTAGCTTCAGGAGCACATGATGGAGCTATGGAAATGTCCACAGCTGCTATCATCGCTATCGCTAACCAGTTTAAGGATAAGACGTATACGAAAGGTGTAGCAGACTTCGTTAAAGCTGCTGATGACCCTGAGCGTTACTGGGCTAACTATATGTATCAGAAGTCTGGTAGTTTCGTACCCTCGGCTGTCTCTCAGTTCAACACTGACCAAGACATTCGTATTGTACGTTCTACTTCAGATGCGGTACTGAAAAGATTGCCCGGCTTTAGTGAAACACTTGAGCCTTCCTTTGACATCCTTGGACAAGTCAACCCACGTGCTGAAGGGTACCTATTAAAGCGTACCACTTGGCAAGATGATGTAGTTCGCTCCGAGATGTTTAGGTTAGCGCCTAGTATCGGTAAGCCTTCTGAGAGACATGCCTCTGGTGTTGACCTACCTGACTTCGTGAATGAAGATGGTAAGTCTGCGTACTGGCGGTACAATGAACTCATCGGTGAGTCTACATATGGCAACAGGACTCTTCAAGAGAACCTTGAGCGTAAGATACTGAGTTATCCCTATCAGGAGAACTTAGGCGAAGGCTCTCAAACACCTGAGGGTAAGATTGGATCTGCCCGCGAGAAGGCGTTGAAGAAGATTGTAAATAAACACCGTGAGAAGGCAATGAAGCAACTTCGTAAGGAGTTCCCAGAGCTTGATCAAGCAATAATTAAAAGAGAAAGAGAGATTAAGAACGCAGCCCACCAACGTACATCTGGTCAAGATGTCTTTAAACGTAGTGCGGGTGTACAGAAAGGTGATCCGGTAGATACCCAAGACCTCCTTAATAACCTCTTTGACTAAACACAAGCCCCTCTTCGGAGGGGTTATTCACATAACAGGACATTATAATGGCAAATTCATTTACTGAGATACCAGTAACAGGTGTGAACACTTATACGTTCTCAATCCCTTACATCTCTCAAGATCACATTAAAGTCTTCGTAGGTGGGGCTTTACAAACGGTAAACATACATTATACATTTACTGACACCTACACTATACAATTCACAGCAGGTAATGTACCTTCTGATACAAGTCAGTTCATACGTATCCAAAGATTCACAAGCGGTGAGGGTCGTTTAGTACAGTTTAGTAATACAGGTTTAGACGCATCTGATCTTAACCTTGACTCTAACCAGTTGTTCTACATGGCTCAAGAAGCTGTGGACACAACCTCTGAAGGTATGGTTAAGAACGAGACTTTAAACTATGACGGACAAGATTCCCGTATTGTTAACGTAGCCGACCCCATAGACTCTCAGGACGTTGCAACAAAATCTTACGTAGCTCAACAGATTACAGCAGGTACTGGAGCCGTTACCGTAGGTTCTACGGAACCCTCAGGTGCAAAGAAAGGTGATCTATGGATTGATGACACCGATAACATAATGTACGTGTACACAGGTACTGAATGGGTTAACGGCGGTGTACAGGAGACAGAGAGACATGATTTCTTAGGAAGTGATGGTATTAATTCAAACTCTATAGCTTTATTCTCGACTGATTTACACAATGGAGGTGTAAGTTCTATTATACAGGTGTATGTAAACGGTATATTAATAAAACCTGTAACAACACCCCTAGATTTCACTACAGGTGATTACCATACTTCGGGAGGTGCCTTAGCACTGAGTCCTGTTCCTTCAGGTACTGATGAAATCACCGTGGTTAAATCAGCTACTATATCAGCGACTGTGCTAGATGAGTTAAACGATCTCAAGGATAGTGCTACTCTAGTGACTACTGTAGGACACGGTGGGCGGTCTATCAAGGAGACAATCATTGCTACTGCTGGTCAAACTGTACTTAACCTCACTAACTCCTATGTGCAAGATATTAATAATGTCTCTGTATACGTCAACGGGGTAAGGCAAAGCGCATATATAGAATCAACTACAACTTCTATTACCTTAAACAACCCTTTAACACTGGGTGATGAGGTCGTAGTTATTATCAATGAATATTCAGTTACTCAGGGTGGGGCAGTAAGTCCTGCACAAAACCTTATCATTAATAGTAATTTTGACTTCTGGCAAAGAGGTGAAGTACTAGGTGATGGTGTTAGCGCTTCTCCTTTTACTTATCTAGCCGATAGGTGGATGGTTAATGATGGGTCTAATGGGCATTTTATAGTATCTAAGGAAGACGTGGGTTTAATAGCAAACTCTTTTGATGTACAACCTAAGCATTTTCTACGTATGGATATAAGACAAGCCCCTACTGACTTTGCTCGTTTGGTACAGCGTATGGAGAGTATACGAGACACAGCAGGCCAGACTGTTACGCTAAGTTTTTGGGCTAAAGGGAGTTTAACTGGGAGTCTCGAAGCGGATCTTACACAATACTTCGGGTCAGGGGGTAGTCCCTCACCGTCTACAGAAACACCTTTTGGTTCTTTTACGTTAAGTACTGAATGGACTAAACACACTTTTACGGTAGATATACCAAGTATTGAAGGTAAGAGTGGAGGTACTGATGGTAACTCATACACAGCTTTACGTTTTGACACACCTGCAAACCAAACAGGTACTTTTGACATCACTCAGATTAAGTTAGAACGCGGTGCGGTGAATAGTACTTTTACCTTGGCAGGTGGTACTATGGCAGGAGAACTATTAGCTTGTCAGCGGTATTATCAAAAAATAACTAACCAGCTTTGGGCACCCCCTTTGCTAGAAAATTTCAATAAGGTAAGGTCTTTAACCGTAACGTTCCCAACTACCATGCGAGCTGCGCCAGCGCTATCCTACACTATAGGTTCCGGTTGGGATGGGACACCCACAGCAACCAGTCAAGTCGATGGCGTAAGATTTAACGGAACAGCCACAGAATTATTTAATGGCACTTCAATTACCAACCTAAGACTAGACGCAGAAATATAGGAGAAACTCATGAAAACATATATAGAAAAAGAAGAAGCGTTGTTAACAGATAACTCCTATATTCCTAAAGGCCATCGACTGTACCTTGAAGCACTCGAAGAAGTTGAACAAGGCTTGGCTGTTATAGAGCCTTATGTAGCTCCTGACACACGCCCACAAGAAGAAAGAACGTGGCGTGATGCAGAGTTAGCTAAGGCAGATATAGAGCTTAACAAGGTACAAGACGGGCGCGGTACAGGTCTTGTCAGTGATTGGCGGGATTATCGTAACGAACTTAGGGATTGGCCGGAGCATGAGAGCTTTCCTGACTCTGCCTTCCGTCCTGACTTTGTTAACACAGACACTTAGGAAACCTTAGGGGTTCTTCGGAACCCTTTAACAACTAACAAATTTAGAAAGGTACTTTAACATGTCCAGAGATTTTGGAACACACACTCACGGGGAAGACGGTATTATTATACCTATACCCCTCGGTGGCCGTTCTTCTGGCGGCTTATCAGACGAACAGGAGACTACCCTTAAGCATATTGTGTACGATGAAGAGTCTCGTAAGTTAATTGCTGATAGGGCTATTGAAACTACATTGAACTCTCTCTATTTAGGAGAGCAGCATAAGATGTCTTCAGGTGCGGAGAACATCTTCTTCACTAACTTAGGAAACAACACTAACTTCTACCCCATGTGGGGCGGTCTGAAAGACCAAAGTGTCTCAGAGAACCAAGGAGCTAGTGGTTTTATTCCTCCTAGTGGTCGTGTTTATTCTGACCTTATATCTATACCCTTAGGTGGTTCGCCTGACCCTGCGACAGCTGTGGGTTACTCTGGCCCTAACTACTTTGGTATTAATATAGCTGGCTTAGGTATCACTACCACAGCCGCTGAAGAGATCCCCGTAAATGTAAGACTTGAGTATCGTTTATCCGTAAATAATAAACAAGTATACATGCAGGTTCTTCCACGAGGAGCTGGACAGGCAGCTAACGATGTTATCCTAGAAGGTGATGTCATTGAGTGGTTCTTTGACCATCCCGTAGAAATCCACGCAGGTACTACAA